ACATCGTAGTTTTTAAGTTTTGCTAGGTCAATAGGGTCTTGCCCGTCTGCGTAGTGAGTTGTGTTATGACCGAACGCTACGGGTAGTTTACCCTCTAGCCAGTAGAGAGTTACTTTCGTATCTTTAGGCACCCCTTCAGATAAGGTAATCGTTGTTGAATTTGTTTCTGTATAAGCTCCTGAGTTAGGCGGCTGCCACACACCTTTAACTACTACGTCCAGGGTTTCAGAACCGACGACATAGGAGCCGTTGGTAATGGTAAACACTTTTTGTCCATCTGTAGTAGCTGTAAGAACTTGTCTACGTCTAGCTTTTTCTATATTATCGAAGCGATCTTTTAATGAGCTAGCTGTTCCTCTCGCTGCCTCTACTTCTGTCTTTGTACCCTTTAGTGTAGAGATGTCATCAGTGTTCGTTTCTACCTCTGTACCTAGATCACCTACAGTATTAATCGCACTGTTTAGGTCATTACGAACACCTGTTGTATCTGTCTTTAATTGAGAGATATCTTGTTTATTTTTTGTATTATCAGTCTGAAGACTAGTAATGTTTGTTTTGGCATTTGTAACGTCAGTTTGGATTGTATCTACTTGGCTTTGCTTTGCTAACTGGGATTTGTTTCCGTTACCTGTTCCGACATAAAATTTGCTCGTATCGGAAGATAAGGCTGGCTCACCAGTAGACAGATCAGTTAGTTCTGATTCTAACCCGCGTCTGACTTGTATCTTGACTTTTTTGATATCATCTGCCATAGTTTTAATAACCTCCTTTATAGGACTCTGCTATGTATAATATAACACTACGCTTCGGTGTAACTTCATTATATCATAAAAGAAAACCTCCCCTGTTTTAAGGGAGGCTAGAAAATTTTACGTGGTCTACCTAGCGAATATAGCGACAGTCACCAAGTCAGGGTCATATGGAGTTCCTGCTGAGTTAGCAAAATGAACTTCTACTGAAGTTGTTGTAGGGTTTGCATATTTAAACTGACCAAACGTGCCTCCCCCAATAGCAGGGATAACTCCGTAGTTGGTATTTGCAAAAGGTAACCTAAAGTCAATTCGGTAAACTCCTACGCTTAAACGTGTAACAGGCGTAGGGTTAGCTACGTTTTGGCCGTCTCGTAAATCGATAAATGAACCGCCACTATCCCACTTAAACGCTACCCACGCCTTTGAGCCGTAATTAGCCGGTGCGTCTTCAATCGTACCTGTGTAGTCACTAGATATGTAACCACCATTGTCTTCAGACTCAACAAACACTTTACGTAGACCCTTATTTACGTCAGTTGTACTAGCTGTTACACCAGTACTCCCGGGGTTTACAATAATTCCCCTTTTGTAACCTATAGCAGTAGCGGTGAACGTAACCGTATCCGAAGCATTATTAGTTAGGTTATACCCAGTGAAAGCCGTTGCTGAGATTTTTCCCATTACAGTTGCTATACTATCTCCTGCCGTAACAGCTATAGTACGTTGAACTCCCCCTACAGTAACAGAGATGTTACCTGTAGTTGTCGCCCCTGCTGTTACCTTCAATGTATGGATAGCATTGAATAGTACTTTTAGGTTTAAATCCCCACCGTACTTAAACCCGGTGATCTTTGGATTTTCAATAAATAATCCTTTTACACCCGCACTAACGATTCCATATTGCGAGTTATCAGAACCGTATAAGTTAATGTTACCTATGTTACCATGCTGGCAGTTGGCTCCCATCCAAATACCAGATGAAGTTGCCCCGCCATCAGCCGTGATTGTGGTACCCCCGTCAATTTTAAAGTTCTCAACATAGTCTAGATCAATTACATGTTGACCGCTGTTTTTTGTTGTAATAAGGGTGCTACCATTCACTATCAGACCTCTTATATATCTAGCCCGAATGACTGGGTAACAAATAGGTGCCGTGGGTGTTGTGGAACCTGCTTGAGTAATATACCCCCCTGCGAACTCGCTATCGGAGTTGTTAATGACTACTTGGTATGGATAGTAATTTGCTTTAGTAGTATCACGAGTAGAACCGTCGAAGTTAAAGCCACCTGCATTTCCCCAAGAATGGAACCCATCTAGGTAAATATCAGCAAAGCAGCTTACAACCTCTAAACCGTACCCGTACAGATTGGATTTAGCCATTACATCTCGGAAACTCATAGGAGACGTTCCACGATAGTTAGAGTCATCTTTAATTAAAATGGCACTATCACCCATGTCGCGGATTTGTAAGTCCTGAAAAACGCTTAGCCCGAAAGTTCCGTGGATTCTTAAACCGTGGTTACCTGCGATTTTTACATTAGTTTTGTTTAGTCGTTTAATCGTCATACGACCAAATGAAACATCGGCACCTTGTAAAGGAACACCCGGGTCATCCCCTACAACAAAGTCAAAGGCTGCTCCATTGTGATCGACAAGAATATTTGTAGCTCCCCTGCCTGCTCCAAGTGTAATAAGCCAACTTCTGTGATTAATAGTCTGAGTGAGGCGATATTTGCCTGAAGGAACATAGACAACACCTCTACCTTTCGCTACAACGTCAGCATAGCAATCTATAAACGCCTGCGTGTCATCTGCAACCCCGTCCCCTTTAGCCCCGTAGGACTTTACATTAAACGCTATACTTTTTAGAACTTCGACATCGCTCTGTTTAGCTAACTGGACGTTCCCTGCGCTAGTTCCCACAAAGACTTCTTTCGTATCAGTAGCTAACCCAATCTCTGCCTCATCTAGGGTTTTAATATCTGCTTTAAGACCTTTTCTCATAAGCATCTTTACATATTTTGTAATGCTTGCCATTTGGTCTACCTCCATTCATATAGGAAGGAGCTCATTAGAACTCCTTATAGTTTCCGTCAATCACTTCTGTATAGGTATGATCTTCAGGTGTACCTCCGTCTATTACAAACTCATAGGTTTCACCAGACGACTCAACACCGCTGTACGTTGTGTATGTTACTGATTTATCAATAATTGTTGTAACTTCTGTAACCGATGTAAGGTAAGCACCTTCTGCAAAATTACGAGCTACATTTTTAGTGAATCCTAGTTCGAAGAAGTCTAATCGAATGTCGAATGCTTCACCCGCATTCTCGTAGTTCCCGCTAATGACTTCCTCACTCTCTGCATCTGTAAAGTTACCTCCACTTAATACAAGCTCATAATTTTCACTTGTGAAGTCTGGTGCTTGGTATGTGGTACGCTCTACGTCCTGATCTGAAGTAGGGAACTTGAATCGGATGAACAGTAACCCATTTGCAGATAAATAATTTACAACATTATCAATGGATACAATATTACTAATATAACGAGCACCCGCCGAATCGTTATGTAAGTCAATCCACTGTCCTTGGTCTAAATCAAAAGCCTGTACTTCATAGATTACCTCAGAGGATAGTACCGCACTTAGCTTGTACTGGACATAGGAACCATCCATTAAACCTGCGTATGTTTCTTTCGTATACACACCACTAGGAGCCACCTGACGAAGGTATTTACTGTAGTTATGGTTAAAGTATGTCGCAACATCCATTGTGAAGTATAAGAAGCTGTCAGAGCCTGTGTACAACGTCTGTGCAGCATACTGGTCATCTACCCTACCCGTCTTCGTGTAAAAGTCCGGAGATACAGCCTCGCTACTATTCATTACATCTTCTATTTTCGTGTCTTCCGAGAACAGTAAGTCTTGTGTAGAGAAAGTAGCTAAGTTATAATTAGAATTAGCTGCGGATAGTGAACCTGCTAACCGGTCTAGTGAGTTAAGATTACTTTTATTCAGTGTAAACAATCCGCTGCTATCGTCCGTACGAGAAGATGCTGTTAGGTTTAGATGCCCTCTAATACGATCGCTTGCACCATTTGAAACCGTTAGACGAGTAATAGACGGGAAGATTTCACTATTTGCAGGCGGAAGCTCCACCACTTCTGCGTCAGGATCAAGGGAGTTAGGTCTATATGTTAGTCGAAAAGTAACCCCGGCTGGTTTGAATTCATTAATAATGTCGATGATCCCTGCAGGGAAAGGGCGAGAGATACGAATATCAATAACAGCAACCGTGTAGTACTCCCCTAGAAAGTGATCGGGCCCGTTTAACTTCGACTTATTTAAGGTAAATACGTTTTTGTAAGGTTCGTAAATCTCGATGTAGTCTCCGTAGTCACCCAGGAATGCTTGAATCGCTTCTTTAATGGCTGGGATTGTGCCACGCTTTAGAAGTACATAAGCGATAATACGGTTACGGTATGTACTATCCTCTTCTCCTTCTTTACGTAGTACCCCGAACAGGTTTCCATACTGGTCTAGCCATTCATCCTCAGATGTATTAAGAGACATAAGAAGTTTACTTTGGATCGTTTCCTTCTCTGTGTCTTTTAACTCCCTATCGATAGCCGCTAGTATTGCTGCATTGGCTCTTCGTTTATCTTCAATTCCCCTTTTCCAGGCAGGGAGCAGGTGACGTAAGAATGACATGTGATCGCCTCCTTTCTATTGTAGTGTCACATTTACAGTACCTGCTCGAATAATTTCAGAGCCCTGCAAGATCGTGTTCCCTTTAGGGTTGTTGAACGATACGTCATAGATCAGCTGTCGGTCTAAGTAGCGGACTACACTAGTTAAGTCAGACAGAATTAAGCTCTGGGAAGTTTGCATACTGTTTAAGTAGCGAGAAATTTCAAGTTCGATTCTGCTTTTAAATGCAGCTGTGATTGCGTTTTTATTTGTTAATGTAACAACTACGTCTACATCTACTGCTTTTCTTGTTACAGGAAGAACACGCACCGGAATGCCAGCTGCTCGGTAGTCCTCTAACACCGTCTCTATCTTTAGTTTAACACTATCCGGAAGATTTCCATTGCGGTCATGTGCGTATACGTTCACTCTTCCTGTTTCCTCGTCCACGTATACCCCTGCAACCTCCTCTACTGTCCGTGTACCGTATTCAATCGCAGGTTTAGTAGCTTTGCTTAGGGATTTAATAAAAGCGCTAAAACGGGCTCTCTGCTCCTCTAATGGCTCCTGGTCTTGCCCTGTCTGGAATGCAGAAGGGTTTGATACTTTGCTAACGTTAGCAATAGGAGACTGCATCATATCTAACGTCTTCTCTGGAATGTTTCCCGTAGAACCAGGAGACAAACAATACACTTCGAAATCCGCTACTAGTGATCCTTTAGGAATACGGTAGTCCACTAGTGTTTCGTATAGTTGCGGGTATGCTGTAGAGCTAGATAGAAAGCGGGAACCACGAGATAGAATAACATCGTTCTGTAATGCATTATGGAATGATACCTGAACAACACCGTAAGCTCGTACTGATTTCTTTCGTGTGAATCCAAATGAGCTATATACGCCCTGCTCAATGGCCTCTGTCATGTTCTCCCTATTCAGAACATAGTACTGTTCTAACTCCATCGAGATGGCCTCGTACATCGCTCTAGCGGCGCTCCCTACTGAGAAGTCATTAATCTCATCTGTATTTGTAATTGTGTAGTCTAGGAGTCGTGAATAAATTTCGGACATCCGTTTAAATTTCATAAGCTCACCTGCTTTCT